CTTACAAGGTATAGCTGATGGTTTGTCTGATAGAAAAATTAAAACTGCTTTTGGCAAAGATAAATGGCATCCCTCACAAGTTAAAAATTTATTAGAACGATGATTGCTTTTCCAAACAAAAAATACAATATTATTTATGCTGATCCTGCTTGGTCTTACAAAGATAAGGCAAGTGCTGGTCAGCGTGGTGCAAGTTTCAAATATCCAACACAATCACAAGATTGGATTTGTAATTTACCTGTTGCTGATATTTCTGCCGATGATTGTGTTTTGTTTTTATGGATCACTATGCCTAAATTAAATGAAGTTATGGAAGTTATTGATGCTTGGAATTTTGAATATAAAACTTGTGCTTTTACTTGGATAAAAAAAAATAAAATAAAACCTACTTGGTTTATGGGAATGGGAAGTTGGACAAGAGCAAATGCAGAATTGTGTTTGTTAGCTACAAAAGGAAAACCACAAAGAATAAATGCAGGTGTGCATAGTGTTGTAGATACACCGATTGAAAGACATTCAAAGAAACCTGATTGTGTTAGAGATAGGATTGTTGAACTATGTGGAGATTTACCAAGAATTGAATTATTTGCAAGAGAAAAAACTGAAGGTTGGGATGCTTGGGGAAATGAAGTCTAAAAAGAAATTAAGAGTGCGACTTGATATGTCGTCAAAGAGTGTTTACATAGACATTAATGACTTTAGATGTGTTCGCAAGGTTGATGGTCGCACAGCAGTATTTCTTGTTAGCCAAGAAGAACCTATTATGTGTCGTGATTCTGTACAAGAAGTTAGTGAAGATTTAACAAGAATTTATGTCGGAAGTTAAAAGAACTTTTACTAATGCTGTAAGGCAACCATACCAGGATGCTATCGGCATAATATTAAAGATAATAGATTATCATAATGAACAGGCAAGAAAGGATTTTGGTAATTCAGAATTTCATAGCAAACAAGCTACTGCCTTAAAATTATGGATGATAGACATGAAAGAATTTATAACCAAACATGAGAAGAAAACCATACAAGAAAGCCAAGAAGAAAAAAGCTGAAAAGAAGTTTTATGCTTTGTTGGTGAAAATGTTTAAGAAAGATGAAGGAGAAGAAGATGATTAATCCATATAAGATAGAGCCACCAGCACTAATTAGTTTTTCTGGTGGGAGAACATCTGGCTTCATGTTGAAGCAGATTATTGATGCTTATGAAGGCGTATTACCAAAGGATATTTACGCTGTGTTTGCTAACACCGGCAAAGAAATGCCACAAACTTTAGATTTTGTTAAAGATTGTGCAGACAAATGGGATATTGATATTATCTGGTTGGAGTTAGATGTTGACTACAGTTTAGAAAAAGAAAAAAGATTATTTTATAAGCAAGTGAATTATGAAACTGCTAGTAGAAAAGGAGAGCCATTTTCAAAATTAATAGATCATTGGAACAAAGACAGAACTCCACAAGAGAAAAATTTAAAATATGACAATTCTGGCCTACTGCCTAATCCTGTTGCAAGATTTTGTACTGATTATTTAAAAATTAGAGCTATGAATGATTTTTGTAAAAAAATGAAATTAGATGAATATCAAACTGTTTTAGGTTTAAGATATGACGAGCCAAGAAGGGTTGCTAGAAGAAAATCAGGTAAATACGAAACCAAAAAAAAGACTTCTTGTATGCCTATGTATGATGCAAAACATACAAAACATGATGTCCATGAATTTTGGGAAAAAAATAACTTTGATTTAGGTTTGCCAATTGTAGATGGGGAAAGTCCACATGGTAATTGCGATTTATGTTTTTTAAAAAGTCATAACAAAATACAAAGTTTAGTGAGAGAAAATCCAAAGAGAGCAGATTGGTGGGCGAATGAAGAAAAAAAAGCTAACAATGTTTTTAGGAGAGATAGACCAAATTATTTGAAATATATAGAACTTACAGAAACGCAACAAACATTTGATTTAGGTTTTGAAGATGATGATATGGATTGTTTTTGCCATGATTAAAAAGAATCTGACAGTTGAAATCATATTTAATGACTTTGAGTCTGATATATACAATAAAAAACAAGAAGCTAGAAAATTTGAGTTAGAACATTCTGGCTACAAGTTATCTAGAAAAGTATTTTGTGGTGAACACAAAGTGAAATTAATTTATAAAAAAGGAGAAGAAGATGAAAACTAAAATTAAATATGCAGGAAAACTTACTGCCAAAACTTTAGAAGATTTAAACAGAAACCTAAACAGGAGAAAAAAATGAAAAAATCAGACAGACTTAGTGTTAGGATTGAACCTGAACTAAAGAAAAAAATAAATGAATTTACTACAGACTTCAAAATTAAAAACATTACAACTTTTTTTGAATTAGCTAGTAAAGTAGTTTTAGATAATCCAGATTACATCGATGGTTTAATAGAAAAAGAAGCTAAAGAATTAGAATCTTTGAAAAAAAGAATAGATTATTTGAATAATGTATATTTTAAAGGAGAAGAAGATGACTGATATGAAAACCACAAATATTGAACACACGCCAGAAGCTATCGGAAAGCTGTCCCCAGATTATGAACTGTCATGCAGCTTACTTGAAGCTGTTATTGAAGGTACTAATCCTTATCAAACCAGAAACCAAGTTTTAGAAAACTGCCATAAATCTTTAAATGGTGAAGATATAAGAATAGCTACCAATAATTATATGGAAGTAGGTAATGTTTTAGAAAAACCTGTAGCAGAGTTAGCAGCTAAAAGAATTGGTTTATTAGACATTCAATTAGTTGTTGAAGAAGCTGTCCGACATAAAAAAATTACACTTAATGGTTCAATAGATTGTATTGGTGTTGCTGATGAAATCTTTGTCACTAAAGATGAAGAAAAAGGTTTTTACTGCCCAGAACTAGAAGATGGTGAAGGTTTTAAATTAAATGGTAAAGGCATTGTAGAGATAAAAATTACAAATGCTAAATTAACTGAAACCTTGCCTCTATATCGTGGTGTGACACAAGTAAAAGGTTTAATGGCAATCACAGAATTTTCGTGGAGTGTCGTGTGTGTTTTGAATGGTTCTGATTTAAGAATGTATTTTTACCAAAGAAACGAGCAATGGGAGAAAGATGTTTTAGAGCCAAAAGTTATTGATTTTAACAATCGAGTGAACACGCTTGAATGGTATGATCCTTTTGATACAAAAGAAGCAAACTATTTAACGCCACAAGACAATGGTGAAACTACTGAACTAACCAAGCAAGACCAAGTACAGATAGATAATATTATGGCTTGGGAAGCACAAATCAAGAACCTAAAGGATAATATTGAAGAAGCTAAGAAAAGCATTATGATAAGCATGAAAGAAGCTAAACAAGGTTTTTCTGAAACGCATAAAGTTGTTTGGCAGACTGTCAATTACAAAGCACAACCTGAGAAGGTAGTACCGCCAAAAGATGCTTATACTTCAAGAAGATTTAGTATCAAAGAATTACCTAAAAAAGATTAGCTAATACTCCCCCAAAAGGCAGGTCAATAATTTATTCGTTTCTTATTGACCTGTTCTTTTTTATGCTTCGTCTAAAATTAATTTAATTTATTTGCAAATAATAGTTGTAATTATTATAAAAATAGTCCAATATTACACTTGTAATTAACAACTAAGGAGAAAATTATGACAGAAGGACAAAAAGCTATTGAAATGCTTAATGAGATTGCTCTTAATGAGTTAAAAAGAGAAGGTAAAACAAATACAGGATATTTTAAAATGAATCTTGATGAATGGTCAGATGAAAGCATTTTAGAACTTTCAAGTTTATTGCATGATGTTTTTGTTGATAGAAACTCTTAATCTTATCCTATATCAAAAAAAGCCACCTAATCAGGTGGCTTTTTTTATGCTTCGTCTAAAATTAATTTTGCGTTTCTTTTGGCTCTGTTTTTTACTTGTACTGCATAAGTAGAATCTAATAATTCTATAGATGCCAATTCATAATCTTCTTCTTCCATAGCTTCAAGCATTTTTGTGAATTTTGTGAGTTTTTTAATTCCTAAATTGAAACATAGATCACATAGAACTAAGCGAACATTGTAAGGTGTGTATTTCCAAAAAGGTATGTTTCTATCTAAATCTGCAAAGACACCATCCATGTCATTCTTTAACATTAACTCTGCTTCATCAACTGATATGCCATTTTCTTCAATATTGCGACCAACACCAATAGTTAGTCTTTGACTTGGGCAGCGATAAAGTTTAAGTTCCATGCCTTCATTCTTGATAAGCATTTCTTTCAAATCTTCAATCAATTCAGTTGTGATACCTGTTTCCATTATTTAAAAGAATCTTTAATGTTTTCTTCTCGCATATTGTTTCTTGCAACACCTTTAAACTTTTCAAAACTACGCATACCAGATAAACCTAAAAGCGATAATGTTAAAGTCATAAGACCTTCTGTATCAATCTCAGGTGGCACAATATCTATTGCAAAAGTCCAAACAACCCAATTAAGTATTGGTGCTAAAAAATACGCCCAAAACAAACCTAACGCACATATCCACATGATTGCAGGTCTAGCACCAGAAACAAAAATAGATGCGTGTTTAGCTTGTTCTAAATTAATTTCATTTTGTGATTTTTGTAGATCAATCATTTGTGATTTGATACTAGCTTCTAATTCCATACGCTTTGTTTTATCAGGTATGGCTTTACCTATTAAGTCACTTATTGGTTTAAAAAATTTATCAATCATTGTCTTTACCCTCTAATATGTTTTTAAGTTTTTGTGCTTTTTCATAAGCTGAATCAGCGTGTAAATCTTTATCTACTATCTTCTCTAATTTAAGTACTTCAATTCTGTTGTTGCTTATATAACGCCATGTGTAGCCATCTCGACCATAAACACCAAAGACTGTGGTTGTCATGCCTATTTTTATTATCAACGCCTGTTCGCCTTCTAATAAGACCTTATCGCCTTCTTTGAATTGTGCGTTGAGTTTGAATTTGAAACCCTTTATAAATGAAACAGCATAATCTTTAAGAGCAAGTCCACTTATGACACTTGCTACTAAAATTGAAATTTCAACATAGTATTCTTCAAAATTCATTGTCTGGTTCAAATACACTTATTATAGTTCTTAAAGGATCGTTTAAATGTGATTCTATAATTTTTTCGTAAATAACCCTAAAAGTTTCTAGGTCACAAGTTTGCACACCTATCTTCATACATTCTTTCCTGTAGATGTTGTATGCTTCTTCTAAGGTACTTTCTTTATAGAGAATCATAGAAAGAAAGCGTTCACCACCAAAGAAGATAGTAAAGCAATAACAATACCTGCTATTTGCCATAATCTCTTATTTGCTGTGTTTATATCAGATTCGATAGAATCCAATCTTCTAAAGTTTTCTTTCCATTTTTGTTCGCAAACTCTTTCATGTCTGTCCAAGCTGTTTGCAACTTGTTCAACTGTTGGTCTGCTAGTTTTCTTGATTGTTGGTTTCTTTCTCGGCATTTTTTGTACCTTTTAAACTGTCTTGAAGAAGTTGCGATTTAAGATCAACTAATTGTTTTTTATCAGCAAATTCTCTGGCTAATGCTTCTATTTCTAAGCATCTTTTTTGTAAAGCTAAAACATCTTCAAACAATTTTCTTTGCTCGTCTGTCATATCTTCCTTATTAAATTCTTCTACTTCACCATTATCTTTTCTAATTTGTATATCTGCCATTATTTACTCCTAGAATGTTTTCTGTTTCCTTTATTATTTCCTGAATCGTATTGCCTTAATTCTTTGAAATAATATTTTCTTATAGTATTAACCTTGTACCAAAAAATATTCATACCTCTAGGATTAGAAAGTTCTCCTATCATAATTACTATACAAGCTAGTAAAGGTATAAATATAAGTTCCATTTTATTCTTCTATTGATTTTAACCTTTTTCTAATTCTTCTACTTTTGCAGATAATTCTTTAATACTATTTATTAGTATTGGAATGATGTTTGTGTAATTTATACCATACCTAGTTTCATCTTCAGTTAAATTGACCAAAAGACTATTATCATTATCAGCACCATAGCCATTATCTTTTTCTATATCTAAAACATCTTGTGCTATCAGTCCTATTTCAACTTTAGAAGATTTTTTAGAACCATCTGGAGTTGCTGCTAATATATCTTCTGGTTCAGGTTTGTCACCTGCATACCAAGACCTTCTATCCCATTGATAAGTGACAGGATTCATTTTATTAATCCAAGCTAAACCACCTGTAAAATTACTAACATCAGCTTTATCTCTTGAATCTGAAGTGTTTATGCTACTTTGAGTACAAAACAAAGTACCAAGATTGTCATCACCTAAACACATGATATTACTTGAAGTTGTTATTGCACCAGAAGGACTTCCTGCAATACCAGAACCTTCTCCAAGACAAGTGTTTCTGCCGCCTGTTGTAATTCCACTACCTGCAAGATAACCAACACCTACATTATTAGTTGAATCTGTGACAGCTTTTAAAGCAAAATCACCTATAGCTGTGTTTGCACTACCTGTAGTACAAACTTCTAAAGCATCATTTCCAACACCTACATTATTACTTGATGTTTCGACAGCACTTAATGCTTTATGTCCAACACCTGTATTATTTGAACCTGTTGTGACAGCATCACCTGCTCGTTCTCCGACAAAAACATTTTCTGCACCTGATGTTATTGCTGCACCTGCTGATTTGCCAATAAGTGTATTACTATGTCCTGCTAATATTTTTGTTCCTGCTTGATAACCAACAGCAGTATTATCATCACCACTTGTTAGGTCATCGAAAACTTCGTGACCAAAACCTGTATTGTTTGAAGCAGCATCTAGCGTACCTGTGCCACCATCATTACTGATAAGCATACTGCCTACAAAATTAGTAGTAGAACCTTTAATTGCTATACCTGTAGCTGCTAAATCTCCTGTCAAGGTTAAACCAGAACTTGTAAGTGTTAAAACATCTGAACCTGCAATTTTAAAATCAATTTGATCATCTGTATCAGCAGTTATTGATGTATCAGCATCAGCATCTAAAATAACTTCACCACCATTGACATCTAAAGTACCTGTAGTTGCTAAATTACCATTTACTGTTAAAGCACCTGATGTAGCATTACTTGCAGTAATAGATATTGGTATAGTGATCCAAGCGTTGTTTGCTGAATTTCTTAACTTTAATAAATTGTTTGAAGTATCAATCCACCATTCATAAGCGAATTTAGTAGATGGTTCTGATGAACCTGAATTGTTAGAAACGATTGCATCTAGGGCATTATTTAAGTCTGCTCTGAATGACGAGCCGCTTTGGTTAGCTATATCGTAATCGTGCTGTGCC